GTACGGTAACTCAGTATTGGTAACACGTGCACTAGAGTTATTCTCTCTTGCAGATGTAGACCCAGCAATTGCTAACATCATTGCATTTAACCTTGCAGATTCTATTGACTCAGTAGCAATGACAACATTGCGCGGTGGTACAAACGTAATCTACGCAGGTGCAACTGCTACTTCAACAGCCACAATTACAGCAGCAGCAACACTTTCTTCAGCAAACATCCGTAAGGCTGTTGCTAAGTTGCGTGCTGGTAAGGCTATCGCCCGCAAGGGTTCACTATACTGGGCTGGTATTCACCCAGAAGTTTCACACGACCTTCGTGCAGAAACAGGTTCAGCAGGATGGCTTCTACCAAATCAGTACGGTTCTGCACAGGACCGCATCTGGGCTGGTGAAATCGGAACATACGAAGGTGCATACTTCGTAGAGTCACCACGTCTATACAATGCTACAGACGGAGCATCATCTGCTCGCAACTACCGCACAATCATTGCTGGACAACAGGCAATGGCTGAGGCAGTGGCAGAAGAGCCACACGTAGTAATCGGACCAGTAGTAGACAAGTTAATGCGTCATCGCCCAATGGGTTGGTACGGCGTACTTGGCTTTGCTCGCTACCGCGAAGAGGCACTATACCGAATCGAATCAGGTTCATCAATCGCTTAGTTGATTGACGGGTGGGGCTAGGGAAACCTAGCCTCATCAGTAAGTCCATTAAGGAGGACGAATGACAGAGTACGTATTTAAAACACCAACTGTCCGTGAAGGACCAGCAGGTGGACATCGTTTATTTCATTTTTATAAATTAGATAAAGGGTTAACTGTTATTAAGAACAACGGGACATATTCAATTACACGATATCTGTTAGATGACCAGTTAGACGACTATCAGGAAATCTATCTTGGCGGAAGAAACCATGTTGTTTCTGAAGCGACTAAGGCCGCTCTTATTGCTGGTGGCATCGGAGTAACCGAGGCTAACTTTACAGCGATATGAGTCTACATAAAAAGCAAACACATCCAGAGTATGTTGAAGGATGTTTTGGTTGCAAAATTGCTACCCTTGAATTAGGTGTAGGAGATGCAGCCAGAGACATTCCTGATAAGAAATGGAATGCAGAACTACAAGCATACAGGGATGCACGTGCCCAAGGTATGCAACCAGCAGGAACAAGAATGTCAGATGTTGAGGCAGCGTATAGCGCATCAGAGACTTTAGGTAAAGCCTACAATGCAGAAACTATGCCAAAGACAAAAGATATAAATAAAAAAACCGCCGAAGTACTAAAGGAAATAGGAGTCTAACATGCCACAGGTAGGAAAGAAGAAGTTCCCATATACACCAGCAGGTAAGAAGGCCGCTAAGGCATACGCCGCTGGCGAAATGATGGAGTCCAAGTCTGAGAAGATGATGGAAATGAAAAAGGGAATGAAGAAGGTTGCTAAAAAAGCCGTTAAGAAGGCTGCAATGAGGAAGATGGGCAAGAAGAAGTAATGGCTAAAAATCGTAATTATTTTGAAAATGTAGCCAAAGAAATTAATGAGGCTTATCAGTCATGGCGCACTGCGTTTAACGCTGATGCAGATATACGACCAGGTGCTGATGCCCGTGCTGCTGCTGCTGGCAAAAAGGCTAGAGCAGAACAGGGTCAGGCTTTTGGCGCACTCCTAATGGGTGCACGCTATGACTCTAAAGGAAAGCGAATTAAAGGAAAGTAAGAAGAATTCAAAACTAAGAAAGGTAAAATAATGCAACCAGCACCAAAGGGAAGTAACTGGGGAGCAAAGAAGTCAGGCAACAAAACCCCAGGAGGAAACAAGCCAGTAGTTGACCCACGCCCAGGCGCAGGTCGAAAAGTTCCTAATCCAGGACTAGATATGAATATGAAAATTCAACCAATTAAGCCACGTTCAAACGGTGGATTATTTGGTGCTGGCGGAAAACTCGTTAACAAAGTTTATAAGACATACTAAAATTATGGCTGACCCTAGACTAAAGCGAGCAGGAGTATCAGGCTTTAACAAGCCTAAGCGCACACCAAATCACCCAAAGAAATCACACGTAGTTGTGGCTAAAGAAGGCGATAAAGTGAAGACTATTCGCTTTGGTCAACAGGGTGTTGTTGGTGATAGAAAGCCTACTAAGCGTCAGGCTTCTTTCAAAGCACGTCATGCTAAGAATATTGCCAAAGGCAAAATGTCAGCAGCATACTGGGCAGATAAGGTGAAGTGGTGAAGAAAGCATTTTGGGATACAAAGAATCCAAAAAAGACTTCTAAAAAATTAACACCAGCACAAAAGGCTAAGGCTAAAGCCCGCGCTAAAGCAGCGGGCAGGCCATACCCTAATTTAGTTGACAATGCTGCAGTAGCAAAGAAAAAGAAATAGTAAAGGTAGGGGACATGCAAGAAACAGTATCAATTGCTTGGTGCGATAACGGCAATGTAGATGGCAAGTTTATGCAGGGAGTAGCAGATGTATTGCTTCATTCAGGTATTAAGTTTGAAACCTCACTGCGTAGTCAAGGCAATCAAATTGCTCGTCAACGAGAAAAAGTAATTAACTACTGGTATGACGAAAACAAGTCAGACTGGTTGCTGTGGGTAGATTCAGATGTAGTTATTAGTGTTGATAAGTTTAAACTACTGTGGGATAACAAAGACGCAAATGAGCGTCCTATTGTTACTGGTGTTTACTTTACTACTGATAATCCAGAAGACCCGCTTATGATTCCCATGCCTACTGTATATCAGTTTGGCGAAGCAGATGGCGTAGTCGGTATCCAAAGAATACATCCTTTGCCTGATAATAAGTTTATTCAAGTAGGCGCTGCTGGTATGGGGTTTGTTCTAATGCATCGAAATGCAGTTACTAAGATTAAAGAAGTTTTACCAGATGCCCCATTCTTTACAGAAGTAGGCGTTGGTAGCACATTCATGGGTGAAGATATTTATTTCTTTGCAGTGTGTGACAAGGCTGAAGTTCCAGTCTGGTGTCATACAGGAGCAACAGTTCCGCACATGAAAAGATTTTCATTTGATGAGCATTACTACAAAGCATTTTTTGGTGCAGTAGAAAAGCCATCTAATTTGATATTACCAAAACATCATCGAAAGAGGTAGCAAATGCCAGGTACAGAAGGCAGCACATTATGTGCAGAGTTAAATAGGTTGGCTAATGGCGGTACTTATCCTGCCCGTACTGCATTTCTGGACGAACAAGGTGCTGCTAATGCTTGGGCTGGTACTACTGGCAAAGGCTTGATTGGTGCGCTTAACTACAAAGTTAGCGCAGTACGTCAACCATCTGACTTTAAAGATTTAAATGGCGTATGCAATGAACTGGCTAGCACTACTGGCAAATCTGCCGTTGATGCATTAAGGACTCTATAATATGAGTGCAAAATATAACATTGTTTGTGAGCAGGCTACAACATTTAATTTACAGTTTGTAATTAAAACTGATGCTACTCCATGGGACTTAACTAACTATTCAGCAACAATGACTGTGCGTCCATTTGCTGGCTCAACAACTACTACTTTAAGTGCTACAACAGTTAATGATTTAATTAACTTTGATGCACTTAATGGACGTGTTCTTGTTAGCGTTCCTGCTGTTACTACTGGAGCAATTGCTGCTGGTCGTTACGATTATGATTTAGTACTTGATTCAGGTTCTGAAACAACACGCATTCTTGAGGGGAAGTTTGTTGTTACCGCTGCGGTGACTATATGACAGAGTTTATTATTGTAGAAACGCCTAGTGCGGCAATTAATCTTTCTGTTGAAAATGCTTCACCAAATGAAACAACTATTACTATTGAGTCAGTAAGTCCAACTGTTGCAGTTTCTTTATCTGCTGACCAAGGTCCACAAGGTACACCTGGAAACACTGGTGCTACGGGTCCATCAGGACCCACAGGAAGTACAGGACCGCAAGGTCCAACAGGGTCTACTGGACCACAAGGAGTAACAGGTGATGTCGGACCGACAGGTCCAACAGGACCACAAGGAAGTCAAGGAGTTCAAGGTGTTACTGGAGTTACTGGTGATGTTGGTCCCACTGGCCCTATTGGGGCTACTGGTAGTGTTGGCGCGACTGGAGCAACTGGACCAGTCGGAGCAACGGGAATTGTCGGACCTACGGGAGTTACAGGCGATGTGGGTCCAACAGGAGCCACAGGAGTTGTTGGAGCCACGGGACCAGTAGGTGCTACTGGACCCCAGGGAATACAAGGTATTCAGGGTGATACAGGTTCTACGGGCCCTACAGGCCCTATAGGACCCACTGGCGCAACGGGGCCTGCTGGTGCAGACTCTACAGCAATTGGCTCTACAGGAGCCACAGGTCCAACAGGACCAGAAGGACCAACTGGTCCTACGGGACCTGCAGGTGCGACAGGTGCAAGCGGTGCTGATTCTACAGTGCCAGGCCCAACTGGAGCAACGGGTCCAGCAGGTACTAATGGATTAGATGGTGCTACGGGTGCTACTGGTCCAGTAGGTGCAGCGGGTGCTACAGGTCCAGCGGGTGTAACTGGAGACGTTGGACCAACTGGAGCAACAGGAGCGATAGGCCCAGTAGGAGCAACAGGTGCAACAGGCCCATTGCCAACTGATTATGTTTCTACTAATGGTGGCTCAACCATTACAGTTGCATCAGGCACAACGGTTCCGCTTGCCATTCAAAACAATGGCACAGGCAACTCATTTGTAGTTAACGATGTGGCTTCTGATACAACACCATTTGTTATTGATGCTGATGGTAATGTTGCTATTGGAGGAACTAGCGCTGGCGCAACTTATGGTGCAACAATAAATACTAAACTTGCTGTTAATAATCAATCAACAGATATTACTCCTGACGCATTCTGGTCAGGTCAAATTACCGCAAAAGGCAGTGGTTATGCGGGAGGTATTGCTCTTGACTCTACTGCTCTTTGGTTAGGACATAACTCAGCATCTAGGGCAATTATTTTTGCAACAGACGAAACAGAAAAAATGCGTATCAACTTTTCAGGTAGCGTATTTATTGGTACTAACGTAACGGCAGGACAAAACACAGGCGGTTTAACAATTCAAGGCAAAGACATAGAACTTATGAATATAATGGGTGCATACTAATATGAAAGGTAGTAACTAATGGCTACAACGACTAAGGCCCTCTTCCGAGGAGCAGCAACAACAACGCTGACTACAACTCTTTATACAGTCCCAGCGTCAACTACTGCAGTAGTAACTAACATTGTGGTTACTAATACAGCAACAACTGCAGCAACTTTTGA